CGTCTATGTTTACCTCCTTGGGTTTTCCTTGAATAGAAAGGGTTCCTTACTGACGGGAACCGACTTTCTCGTGGAACAAAAGTTCCCTTATCATTCACAGTTACTATGTGTTTGCCTAACCCGGGAATAAAAGATTTTTCTTTAACAGATGACGTATTTGTATTTGGATTAAATTCTGCGACAATACTTTTATTACCTGTAGATTTAATGTCCCCTCTGGTTGCACCAAGTAACGTTTCAAATATACCTGTTTTTTTTTCTGCAGGTTTTTGTGGAACGAATGATTGGAAAATCGGTCGTGGTGTTGAATAAGAAGATGACATTTGTGAAGTTGGTCGTGGTGTTGAATAATAAGATGACATTTGTGGTGATGATGTAGGAGGTGAATAATACGATGACATCGGCATTGTTGACGATGTAGGAGGAGTTGTAAGGCTTAGTGCTTTTCTAAACAAATCTTCAACGTATTTCAACTTAGACGTAACATTTTGCGGTGTGGTGTTTTGTAATTCTGAACGAATTGAATTAATTTGCACGTTATACTCAACAATTTGATTATATAACATATTAATAATATCATCATATTGCTGTCTTTCTCCTTGAGTTAACGACATATCTTTGTTATATTGTGCTTGAAGTAGTTGTTTTTGCCAGTCACTTTCGTAAGTTGTTAACGCTTCCAAATAACCTATTATATTCTGAACAAATTTTTCTTGGGCAATATAATGTTGATTATTGAGGGCAATTGTCTCGCGAATATCACGAATATTTTGTGAAAGATTATTCATTAAATCTGCTACAGAGTTTTGACTGTTACTCATTATAATTTAGAATGAGATAATTATTTATTTTCAATTAAACAAGTCAAACTTTTTTTAATTATATTTATTTCTGATAATATTTGCTTCTGTTCTAGTTTAATATCTGCAATTTTGTCTGCCGATAATTGGGTGTTTACAAGAAACAAATTTAAATGAGAATTTATTTTTTCTAATGCGTTAATTTGTGATTGCTTTTCTTGAACGATATAATTATAGTAATTAGAATAATCGTTCTTAACATCTTCTAAAAATTCGTTTTCTTTTGCTAAATTCTCGATTTGTTTATATTTATTAAGTAATAATTGTTCCTTTTCCTTAATTTGTTCTTGTATTTTATGAATATAAGAGTCTCTTTCGGTTATAGGAATATTTATGGTATCCATTATTAAAATAAACTATTATTATTTAATAAACATATTTAAAATCTATATTATATATAATATAATTTAGGATGTCTAAAAATATTATTGAACCTATACTAATTCCAGACGATAATCGTTTTGTAATGTTTCCAATACACCACGATGATATATGGAAAATGTATAAAAAGCAGGTGGATTGTTTTTGGCGTGCCGAAGAAATTGATTTAACTAAAGATTTAAAAGATTGGATGACGCTTTCACCTGACGAGAAATATTACATTTCGATGATTTTGGCGTTTTTTGCGGCAAGTGATGGAATTGTATTGGAAAATCTCGCAACTCGTTTTATGAGTGATGTCCAGATTTCAGAAGCCCGCGCTTTTTATGGGTTCCAAATAGCAATGGAAAATATTCATAGTGAAACATATAGTTTGTTAATCGAAACATACATAAAAGATGTTGAAGAAAAGACAAAATTATTAAATGCGATTGAAAATTTCCCGTGCATAAAGAAAAAAGCTGACTGGTCGAAGAAATGGATTAATGATAATCGAAGTAATTTTTCTACAAGATTGGTTGCGTTTGCATGTATTGAAGGTATATTTTTTTCAGGTGCTTTTTGTTCTATTTATTGGTTAAAGAAACGCGGATTAATGCCTGGATTAACCTTTTCAAATGAATTAATTTCTCGCGACGAAGCATTACACACAGAATTTGCTATTTTACTTTACGGAAAACTAAAAAAGAAAATAAATAAAAATCGGTTATATGAAATAATAAAGGAAGCAGTTGATATTGAAATCGAATTTATTTGCGAAGCATTACCGTGTAGGTTAATTGGAATGAACGCCGAATTAATGACACAATACATTAAATTTGTTGCTGACAGATTATGTCTACAATTAGGTTATGACAAAATATATAATGTTTCAAACCCTTTTTCATTTATGGAATTAATTAGTTTAGAAAGCAAAGTGAATTTCTTTGAAAAACGAGTCAGCGATTACGCATTAGCATCAAAAGACAAAGATTTGGATATTTTCGAGTTTAATGCTGATTTTTAAAGTTGTCAACTTAAAATAATTTAAAAACAAATAGAATGATAAATTATAAATGATTACTTGTCAGGTATACGGTGGACTTGGTAATCAACTATTTCAAATTTTTGCTACGATATCATATGCTATTAAATATAAGATGAATTTTTTATTTTTGTATGAGTCCGAACATCAAACTGTAAACCGCCCTGGTTATTGGGACACATTCTTAAAAAGATTAAAGGTTTTTACAACGAATAATTTACCTTCATTACAATTAAATATTAGAGAAAAGGGTTTTAGTTATAAAGATTTATATATTCCTCAAGAACCATCAAATATTTGTTTAGATGGATATTTTCAAAGTTATAAATATTTTAAAGATTATGAAGATATAATTTTTAAAGTTATTATGGTTGACCATATTAAAAACGAGATTCTTTCTCAAGAAGGAATTTCAAAAACTTATTTTGATAATTCTGCAAGTATTCACTTCCGTCTTGGAGATTATAAGAAATTGCCGGAGTATCACCCAATTATTTCTTATGAGTATTATTCCAAAAGTATTTCTTTTTTAAAATCTGAAGGTAAACAAATTAATAAAATCTTTTATTTCTGTGAAAATGAGGACCACGACCATGTATTAGGTGAAATAAATAAACTAAGAGCAGAATTCCAAGATATTGTGTTTGTTCGCGAATTTGAAAATTTAAGTGATTGGCAACAAATGATAATAATGAGTTTGTGCGAGCATAATATAATTGCGAATAGCACCTTTAGTTGGTGGGGAGCGTATTTTAATACAAATTCTGGTCGTAGTGTTTGTTATCCATCTGTTTGGTTTGGTCCAAGATTAGCTGGGCACAATACAACTGATTTGTTTCCTCCAACTTGGAATAAAATAATGTTATAGTTTCTTTTGCTGAAATAAATATGGTTTATCTAAATCAAGCATTAGTTTTATATAATTTGTGCGTCTTTTTTCAATATCACTATATCCTTCTCTTTGGACGACTGTTAAAGGCGTAATTAAAAACCAGTTATCTCTTACTTGAAGACGTTTCCAAAAGATATCTATTGCGAATAATTTATGTTTGGTTGTATCCTTTATGAATTGATTTATTCCAGTCTGAAAGTTTTCAATTAGTTTATCGAAATAAGTATTTTTTACAAAATATCCAGTGGTACATTGACAATTAGTTATTTTTACATAATTATCATCCATTATTTGGTAAGGCGGAACATTATTTCCGGATAATAAAACCACATCCCATTCTTTACAATTAGTTAAAAATTTATTAAAATTTGTAATAAATAATTGCGGATTTAAAAAAGCGATATCGTCTTCAACAATTAAAACGTGTTCCCAATTTTGTTTTTTAGCATTTAATAAACATTTCAAATGACTCATACTACACCCAACAGCACCTGACGTGCATTTAATTGCGTTAAATCTCTCTGGGTTATTTATTCCTATTTTTTTAAATTCTTGTATTACCTGGTCTTTTCTGTCTGGTCTGTCTTCTAAATTAATGTAATATGAATGTTTTATTTGTGAAATATCCATATTATATTACACATACTAATTTATTTATATTATTATATAAATAAATCTTTATAATGGATTAAATTCAAAATCTAACATCATATTTGTGTAATCTGTATATTGTCCTTCAATATTACTATATCCAGGTCTCTGAACGACTGTTAAAGGTGTAATTAAAAACCATTTATCTGTTATTTGAAGATGTTTCCAATACATGTCTAATGCGAAGTATTTACCTTCAGATGGATATTTTACGAATTGATTTATTCCGGTTTGAAAGTTTTCTATAAGTTTGTCAAAATAAGTATTTTTTACAAAATAACCTGTGGCACATTGACAATTATGTATTTTCACATAACTATCTTCAATAACCGTATGTTTTCCTATATTATTTCCGGATAATAAAACAACATCCCATTCTTTACAATTATTTAAAAATTTATTAAATTGTGTAATAAATAACCCAGGATTTAAAAAGGCGATATCATCTTCAACGATTAAAACGTGTTCCAAATTTTTAGATTTCGCCATTTCTAAGCATTTTAAATGACTCAAACTACACCCAATAGCTCCAAAAGAGCATTTAATCGCATCAAACCGTTCTGGATTAGTTATTCCAATGTTTTTCAATTCTTGTTCTACTTGGTCCTTTCTGTCTGGTCTTTCTTTCAAATTAATATAATAGGTATGTTTTATTTGTGAAATATTCATATTATAAATAATACCAAATTATTTAAATAATTTAAAAACATAATGATATATTAAGTAAATAATGAACGAACTTAATAATTCTGAGTATAAAATAGGTAAGGTGGGTCAATTGCTTAAACACAATATAATTCGTGAAGCTGATGAATTATACGAATTTACGAATTGTTATTTGAATGATTCACAATGGAGTTATCTTTATGAAAAAGAAATAAAAAATAGAATTAATCAATTGTATGTATTAGTTATACCAATACATACAATAAAAAAGTTACAAAAATTTATATGCACATCAGATTTTGGTTCTGAAACATATACAAATTTAATTCATAATAATATGAGTTTTATAGCAGGGTTTATTTATCTTAATAAATTACGTGTAAATTCAAATTATAAATTCATTGAAGTTGTTGACTCCAGAATTGGGAAATTAAATATTGTTCAATTTATGATTGAAAAATACGAAGAAACATATAAATATAAACTATTGCCGATTTATATTATAAATTCAGCAAGGAATTATTGGAAGAAGTATTTAACCTATAAATTTAAATTACATTCTGATGAAAAAATTAAAGAGTTTATTTACGAGATAAATAAAAACAACAAGTTTAATTTAAGTTGGGATTATTTATTTGATGAATTATAAGGGTTAAACCTTGATTATATACTCTGCGCCGGAATACTCAACCCAATTCGATAACGTAAACGAGGCAAAATCTTGAGGTAAATTAAAATCTTTAAACTGAAGTTGATAATCAAATAGTATTTTGGTTTCATCATCCCATTTTCTATTTGTAAATAAAGAATTCATTGAATTTATAAATTCAGTTTCTGTGTAAATCCCTTTTGTATTACATCCGATTCCAGTATACCAAATTTTCATATTATTCATTAAAGTTATATTTAATTTTGGTTATTTTAACCCACCAAGTCCGATTTTAAAATTATTTAGTGTATGTGGTCTAATATATTTATTATTCATATATTGTGGTGGTTGTTGTTTAATATTTAATTTGATTCTTTCTTCTTGAGTAGGATAGTATGGAATATTAGTCCAATCATCAGTTGTAACGGGTGTTTGTGCTGTTTTAATTATTTTACTTGGGTGAATAACTGACCGAGGGGGTTCTCTTAAATCAAAATTATAATAATCATCGTTTTCATATGGAATCCCTGTTAAAAAATAACTAATATTAATAATATAAATTTGTGGATTATTTACTGTAAATTCGTTGTCGGATTCATTAGAAGATTTTGTATCAATTGAATACATTAGTTTATTAATTGTGGTTAGTCCGTCATTTCCATTATCATTTTGTAATCTCCAAGGGTCTTTCTTACTAATAATTCGTGAAATACCGTCAAATAATTGAAGAATTTCAGGACTTCCGATTGAATAAAAGTGTCTTCTATCAATTTTTAAATTATGAACTCCAGCCCTTTTTTGTAGACAATTATCCTCCATACCATACCCCCAATAATTAGGGAACCCATTTATTTTTTCGAAATCGCTTCCCTTAATAACAACAATTCCGCCTAATGTGAACTTAAATCCATAATAATGTTTTATTACTCCTATAGAAGTATCATAATCAAATATTTTATTAAACGGCATCGTATCTACATCATTAAATATAAATGAAATATTTTTATAATCATTTGGGTATTTCCGTTTTATAGCTAAGAATCCTATATTTTTAGTTGCTCCTCGATTAAAACTTCTTTTGTCAGATTGATGCGAAAAATATATTTCATAGTCAGAAACATCTTCTAATAAATAAGACATATATTTACAGAAAAAAAACTTTTGTTGTTTTCTGTTTCTATATGGAACAATAAATACATGTTTTGGAATTACGCTACTTTCCAACATTTATAAAGTAAATGGAGTTTAAAATTACGGTGTTTTAACTTGAATATTTTTGTATAATTACTGCAGGTATTAATTTATCCTTAAGTGTTTCTAGTTTTTTAAAACATTTATTTATTGTAACCTCACTTATTTCGCTAATGTTTTTCACATCCTTTTTACTAATACTTAAATTACAATTTTGAGATATAAAATATATGATTCCTGCTGCTATTGAATGAGGTGTATTTTCAGGCATTAAATCTAATTGTTCTACTTTGGTAGATATGAATTTACACACTTTTGTTAATTCATTATTAATATTTAATTTACTACAAAATCTCTCAATAAAATCTTCCGGTTTTATTTTACAAAATAATGTCTTATCCTTGTTGACAACATCCTTTTCGATATTATTAATAATAGACACAGCGTTTTTACATCCTTTTGTAGCACATGTTACATCTAATTTAAATATGTCGGCAATTTCTTTTGCGGTTCTTGGATATTTATTTATTTTACAAGATATATATATTGACGCTGCTAAAATGCCGTCCCTATTATCACCCCTAAAGGTTGTTTCATATTCGGATATTTTTTTATGGTATCGTATCGCATCATCTATAATCATTTTAGGAACACCGGCGTTTTGAGCCATTGTTGTAATAACTTGGAAATCGTCATATTGCGATTTTTCTTTATATGGCATCGACTGCCATTTTGTATATCTTCTTATTTTTCGCATTTCATATGACATAGGACCATTCGATAAAACAGTACATCCATACGAGGACTCTTCGAGTAGCGGATTTATCGGCATTCCACACCTTGTTGGGTCGTTATGCTGATTATCATCTGCTCCGTAATATCTCCATTCGGCAGATTGGTCAACCATATCCTTGTATATAATTCCGCAATTGTAATTAGTACACACTAAAAACCCTTCATCGGATAATGCTAGTTTATATTCACATCTTTCACAAATTTCTCTATTTCCGGATTTTCTATAAATACATTCTAACGATAAAGGTTTTTTATCAGTATTCACCTCATTATCAAATATATTCCATAATTTAACTTTATTGACATTATTATTTCTTCTCTTTTTACTTTTATCGGTTGATGTCATATTATTATTTATCTTTCATTTTAATTATACATTTTAAATCAATTTTATTATATATATTATATATAAAATGGGGAATTCAACATCATCGACATCGTCATATCGTGCTAATAAAATGGATAATATTATTGATTATATAGCAACTCATTATATTTTAACTACTGAATTTAAAAATTTAACTAAACTTTCTGAAAAAGATTATTGTGAAAAACTAATTATTTTAACATCGTCGATTTTAGATAGATATTTAACAAAATCAGAAGTTAAATATCTTGAACAAAGAACTAAAAACGGGGTTGAAATTAATGAATTTTCAACAGATGATATTGTGTTTTTAGAAAAAGACCAACTTGACAGGTTTGATGTTAAAAATGACGAAAAAAAAACTCTTAAAAAAAAAAGAATGTGTATTGGGATCGCTAAATTCTATGTTAAAATTGCCCACATTTTTGCTGCTATTGTAATGACTATTAATCCAATATATAGTTACACAGATGAATACGGAAATAAGATTAAATCTGATTTATATAATAAACCAAATATTCCATCTGGTTCCGTAAAAAAAGTTTCCAGTATAAATATTTGTAGTCATCGAATTAATGCACTTCAATCAGGCATGAACTCAGTTAATCCTGAAAATAATGAAATTAAGGTTTCGCCCAAAGTTTGCACTATAAACCTTAATAAGGATAAAACCTTAAAATCATTAAAGGATGAACCGGGTATTCCGCAATTAAGAGAGTTGTATAATGATATTTACGATTATTCGACCGGAAAATTTATAGGCATGTCTGAAGATTCAAAAAGGGAATTTAATAACAACCTTCGATTATTTTATGAAGTATTTACTGGAAATAAAAACATGCCTGATAACATTAAAGATTTTAGTGATATTAAATTAAAAGATTATTCCAAAACATACGGATGTCAAAATAACAGTTTAAATAATTCATATGTTGGTTCATCGTCAAACAATTTATTTGAGAAATATGCTGAAAATATAAAAAACATGGTTGCAAACGCAAATTTAAAACAAAGTAAATTATTAAACGTAATAAATATTTTATTTATGTATGTAGTTGATCCTCATACAAAACAAAAAAAAATAAGAATAAATCCTCAATTAACCGAAAGACTATTATCAGAAACTGTTGACGAAACTATACGTTTAATTACAGATTTATATGTAACGTGTGAAAAAGATTATATTACAGGTATTAAATTATATGAAGCTATAATTAATACAATTGGATTTAAAACACTAAATAACCAAAAAGTAGATTTGGACAATAAAATGGTCCAATTAATAAATATGTATAATACTTCTCCACCACCCAGACCAAATTATTTAAATACATCGAATAATTTAATTAAACCACCAGAAAACACATATTTAAATACACAGCAAATTTTAATTAAACCACCTATAACAAATTTTTTAAATTCTCCATTAAACAAACCCCTTATTTTTAACAATCTACAGACACCAATTAATTTAAGTGAATTAAATGAAAAAAATAGATTAAATAAATTAAATACCCAACTACTATTAAACAACCAACGTAGATTAAACGACACACACTATTTATATGATGATGTAAATCCGCAATTAAAAATGTAAAAATAAAATAAACGAAGCCGTAATATAAATATTATAATATATTTACAACAAATATATTATAATTCACAGAGTAATTATTTAAGAACGTCCACCTACAGCAGCAGAACGACTTGCGGCAGCAGATGCCATTCGTGCTGCGGATGCGGCGCGTGAAGCAGCAGCAGATGCGGATCTAGCAGCAGAAGCAGAGCGAGAAGCGGAAGCAGAACGAGAAGCAGATGCTGCGCGTGATGCGGCTTTTGAAGCACTACGAGCAGCAGATGCGGCACGTGAAGCAGCCTTTGACGCACTTCGTGCAGCCATTCTTTTTGCGGTTTTATTGCGTTTTCCTAAATTACGTTTGGATGCCATTTGTATATATAT